CTCCACCTTTCATTTCATAACTTGGATATAAAACTTTTTCTAATAATTTAACTAATTCGTATTTATACATTTATACAATATACGACAGTTTTGGAAATAAATCAAGCTTTTTTTTCATAAAGTGACATTACCAAACCATCGTACATATCAATGTTCCTTTTATCCCAATTTCCTCGTGCAGTTTCTTTACACCATTTGTTAGTATTGTACATTTTTTCTATTTCTTCTTGTACAAATTCTTTTGCTTTTTTACCTTTGACTCTAGCTTTCCCAAACACTTGTTTTCTAGCAGTCATTGGATTTATACTATTTACATTATATTCAAAGTTCTCTAACATAAAACATAGTATAGCATTAAACTTTGCTAACTTGATAATAACTTGTTGTGAAGTTCTTCCACCAGCAAAACCTGATAGATTATCTTCAATGTTAATATCATCTACACTATCAATATACGAAATTTGATGTAAAAAATCAAGCACTTTTTGAACTTTATCTTTGGGTGTTTTTTCTTTTTTGATGTCGATGAATCCCATATCGAGAATCCTCTTATCTTCTGTGAATGCATATCCGACACAAGTCGTGGATGCATCTAATCCTAATGTAACCATTTGTCTCCTATAAATCTAATTTTATTTTAAACCTTGTATTTATCTTATCACTTTTTCTTATTGGTTTTGGTAATTTAGCTTGAATAACAGGTGTGTCATAATCACCATCTTGATATAAATTAATTGTTGTAATATATGGTTGAAAATCACTACCTGTGAATGGTGAAGCCAAAGTTGATGTACCTAAACTAAATAATTTACTACTTCCACTTAAAGTGTTTCTAAGTGTATAATTTGTTGAATTATTATATTCGTTTGGTGTTATGGTAACACTATATTCATGTGTTTTAATTGTGTGTTGAGAATCAAATTTTAAATTAAAATTTGTAGCTAAATCTGAATAATTTACACTGCCACTCCAAGAACCAGTTTCTGTAATTACAACTAAACCTTTGTCATAAAATATATTCCCCACATAATTATCCGATGATGAAGCATTTGTTGTACTTTGAGAGTGATGTGCGTTTGTTGAATATAAATTACCAAATCCATCATCTTTTATTATGGGGTTATTATTATCATTATCAGTATTAGAACCTGATATATCTGTAAATTGGAAAGTTCTTTCTTTTATTTTTTCACCATAGTATTGAGATGGAATTTGAATAATTGAACTACTTGGATAATTATGATATTTAGTTAAATATTGTGTCCCTATTGTTTGATTTAAGGATAAATTACTTGAGGGTTTTACAAACTTTAAATTTTCTACATTATATTTTGGTGAACCACTTGTGTAAAATAATACATTTAAAGATTGCCAATAATTATCGTTTATTGAACCAGAAACTATTTTTATTGATTGAATACCAGAAGAAGCAGTTGTAAGATTTTGAGTATAGTTAACTACATTACTCTCAATTACAGTAGATGATTTATCAATCTCCTTGAATACATACATAGCAACCCATCTTAATAAGTTAATTTAACTTTTATTGTGGCTTCTGAACTAAAGTTTTTCTTTAATGGTGTTGAAAGATTCCCTACAGCAACCATATCACCAGCATCATTATATAATTGTACTGATGTAATGAATGTTGTTGGATTTCCTTTCATTGTTTTTTGTCTTAATTCATTTAATGAACCAGAAACAAATGTTGGATTGTTTGAAAAATTCATTTGTCCACTTCTAGCTCTACAAAAATATTGAGCACTTACTTGGTCTTCTTCATCTCTAAATGTTAGAGAACCATCATTCTCTAAACAATTTATAAATCTTAATGCTGTTTTTTCATTTGCATCTGTATCAGTTGAAGTGTGAAAACCTAGATGATTTGTACTTTTAAACGTAACAGCAGTATTGTTTCCAGCAGATTTACCTTTAATAGACCTAGATAATTCTTGTTGACTTAATACCATAATTCCCATGTTGGGATAAAAGAAACCAAAGTTTCTAGCAGTTGAAGCACTTGTGACAGTTCCAGCAGAACCACTCACGATATTATATCTATCCCCAACAGGAGTTGCGGTTGGACTATCATTAACACTATCATCTGTAAGATGTAGTGTAGATGCTGAAGTACCAGCTGTATTTGAACCACTTAATGTAATAGTCCAAGTTCCTTTATTAATTCTATCTTTCATATTAGAGCGTCTAGCTGAAAGAACAAAAATTTCATCGTCTTTTCCAGATGCTATTGCTGGGTCACTTGCAGGAGATGAAATAAAAAATCCACCAGTTACTTCTGTAGGAGCCAAAAGTAAACTAGCATATTGTTTATAAACAGCTTCTGTTTCAGACTTTGTACCTGCTGCAACATCAGCACCATGTCCATTAACATCACCAAATGTAACGTCAAACTCTTGAACTGTTGGAGTTGCAGAATTTGCTATTCCAAAAAAATATGTTTCATTAGTAGATTGTCCTGTTTGTGATGATGAAACTATATCAGTACCTGATAATGTAGTCGCTCCATTTGAAAAGTAAGGACTTGTTACTTTATCCGTTTGGGTAATTTTATCCATACCCTCCGTTGAATCTAATGTTATGTTTCCACCTGCTATAGCCATTTATTTATCTCCTAATTTATTGGTTTTTCTTAACCACCAATTACTTGTGTTCTTATTGCTCTTAGATTTTTAGTAACATTGTTTACTACCCTAAATGAATTGTAAGCACCTGTCTCAACATGTACAACATAAACATTTGTTTCTTTTCCTGATGTATCTTGTTGAACTGCATTTATGTTAAATGAGTTACCATTAAATCCATATACTTGAGCATGTGGGATATCTTGCTCTTGTAAAAACATTCTACTTGTTCCACTTACTCCACCCATACTTGGTGCTTCTGTTGAAATAATTGATGGGTCTTGAATTACAAAATAATATGAAAATCCCATACTATTAACAACTGTACGACTTGGAGAATACCCAACTAAATCAACACCAATTCTAACTGATTGTTTACCATCTTCAAGTGTTAACAATGTTCCATCGGTTGCGTCCAAATTATTTAATTGAATTGCAGGCATTGCGACTGTGTTCTGATTTAATGTTATTAATCTATTTCTTAAATTATACTCAGCGTGTACACTAGCTTCTAATTGTGGTAGATTTTCAATAGCTTCACCATAGAAAGCTGAACCACTTCCATGTTCAGGATTCCAAAGCGTATAATCCACACCTGTATCTGACATTGTAAATGATGTAATGTTTAAATTACCACCATTTTTTAAAATTTCTCTACCTTTTTTTGTTAAGACTGCATCAACCGTAATTGATGAATTATCTAAATATCCCATTGTTTTCTCCTATATAGAAATACTTTAATTCATATATAAATATAAATAAAATCAAAAAATAACCAAAATTTAAATTATTAAGGGCCATAAATTATTTTATCATCACCATCTGTTGATGATTTGCCACTATTTATTCTAATTTGATTTTCACCACCAGTTACACTTACTCTATAAAATGATGCTGTTGAATAGTCTTCATATCTAACATTTAATTGTCCTGGATTTGTATTTCGTGTTCCATTAATCATTTGGTCTTTAAATGGTTGACTAAACTTAGTAATATGATTTGATGGTAATGTAATTGTTCCATCTGAACTTGTTATAAAATACCTTGTTTTACCCATCATTTTTCCAGTTTGATTAGAATCAGTACCACTTCCACCTATTAAAGATTGATAACTAACACTTGAGTGAAAATCTGTATCAATTATTAATCTATTATAAAATTTACTACTGTTTGTAAAATCTGATGGACTACCCATTGAAGCTGAATAATATTCCATATCTCCTATTGTGTGGAATACAAACCTTTTTTCTATATCATAAGTATTATATGTACCATCTGAACCTGTTGGTGATGCAAAATTAATATGTTGAACATCATCATTAGTTCTTCCCCAATTTTTATGAACATCAGAATAAGATTCATTAGCTATTGAAGCATAATCAATTGTTCCATCTTTTGAAGTTGGAACTGATGAATTATTTGTTGATGGTAATGGTGATATTGAAGCACTAAATGGATTTTCAATTGTAGTTACATAACCACCTGGTTGTAAAAATGGAACTTGAAAGTGATTTTTAGCTGGTGCATTTTTTAAATATCCACTACTTGTAACATAAGCGTTACCCAAACTAATTGTGTCTGTGTAAGGTACTTCATAAGAACCAATAGATGTTGGAGCTCCTTGAACTGTACCTTCTTTTATAGATTCAAAAGTTGAAGTAGGGATGTGTGTAATGGAATCAACATCAATAGTACCCAATCCAGTATTTGGATTAGTTTCAACACTATGATGTTCATTTTCATATTTTTGTTTTTCTAATATTGTTGGTTTTATTTCCACACCAATGTTTGAATTTCTATCACTAAATGTTGAACTAGCAGGAACTAATGTTTTCAATCCTTCAACTATTGAATGATTAAACATGTTTTCATGAGCTCTAATAAATTTATTTGTATCAATGGTTATTGGATGTGATGTAAAGAAATTTTCTCTAAATGTATCAAATTCATCATATGATTGTGAATAATAATTTATTGGATTACCATATAGTTTTTCTAAATTAAATCCACTCAAACTATCTAAAATAAAATTATCAACAAATGTTTGTGGTGAACGATACAATTCTAACTTAGGTGATGTGTCAAGTGGTGGTTCACCATCTGGTACTCTAATAGCAGCAGAATTAGCATCTATGTTACCAACTATTTTTTTAGATGGATTTATTATAATTAAATTATCACTTGGTTGATTAATACTATCTAGTATTGATAAGTTAAAAATTGTAATTAAATCAAAACCATAAACAATAGAACCTGTAAATATATCACTAGGTTTAGTAAACGTATAATCTGAATAAATTTCTCCACCTGTAGAATCTATAATATCTAATGTTGTTTGTGCAGAACTAGATACAGAAGAAGTGGTATAGTTTTCGTTTAATTTAAATCTATAAATCAATTCATCTTTATGTGAATCAATGGTATTACCAACAATAGAAAATTTATTCAATACATGTTGTCTAAATTTAGATGTACTTAATTCAGTAGACCATCCCCTTATCTCAGCTAATGAACCACTAAGTGTTTCACCTACGAATAAATTAGATGATGATAAAGCATGTCTTGAACCACTTGATTGGAAATTTTGATTAGCAAAAAATCCTTTTCCACCCAAAGTACTATTACCAACCAAACCACCACTAATTGACATAGACGTAAAAGAATTTGGTCTTATGGCTCTTCCATCTTGGAGAGCTGAATATAATTTGTACTTAACTGTACCTGGACCAGAAGATGAACCAGTGTCTCTTTGTAACATCACATTCCACAATTGTCCATCACTCATATTATTATAAGCCAATGACATCGAAAAGCCTCTACTACCAATTGCAGTATCAGCCACTTGTGAATTATTTAATCTAAATTCAAATGATGAACTTAATCCATTTTGACTTGGAACTAACCTTAAATCCCAAAGTGTTTCATTACCACTACCACTCGATTTTAATATAGTTTGTGTATTGGTTGTATGTTTGTGTTTATATACAAATTGAATTGTATTAATATTTGCATCATCCATCCACCAATCTAAATTTAAAATTCTGTTAGTATTAGAATTAAAATTATAATTTATAAGTCTTCTTACTCTTTCTGTAAATGAAAAACTACCAGTATTCATATCTATAACTAAGTCAGCTGAATCTTGTTCTCCAATATCTGGCTCTGTATCAGGAAAAATATTATCAACAATATCATCAGAAAAATTGTTACTAAATTCTTGAAATTGTAATACATCAGGTGGATACCCATATGTGTTTAATAATGCTCTTACTGAGTTTTTTGTTCCTTTTGATTTATAAATGTATAATAAATTATTTAGAGTTTTTCTCCAAGTGTTGTTTTTAATATCATCAATTGAAGTTACACCACTTAAATAACTTCCTAATGTATCAGTTAAACTTCCACTAAATGGATTGATAGCTTGCCAACCCATATTGGATAACAACATTGGTAATGTGTTATCAGGTGGTGAATTGGTTTTTTTATATCCTCTTTTGTGAATTGTTCCCATTGAATCAATGTGATTTCTAATTAAATCATATTGTTCACCTTGTAGATTTAAGAAATCTTTCATATCTTGATAATCAGAGCTTTCTTGAATGTAAAGAGGTAGATTGTTTTCAAATGAATGTATGTTATCAGTATCAAATGTTTCTGCTTTTGTCAACATGCCATTGTACCAATTACTCCATTCAGTTGAACTTGTATGGAATAAATTATCAAATGGTAAAACATCAGTTGGGTTTTTTAATGTTACTTTAACATCTGTGATGAATGATTGAGTTAAAGCAGAACCTGATACTATTGATAAAGTAAACAAATCACCAGCCGGCATTATAGAACCAGAAAATGGTATACCATTTATTATATTACCCTCACCATCAACTGAATGAGAAACAACTGTGGTTGGATATAGACCAGTAGAATCTTTAATCATGTAAGAACCTGTTTTAACACTACCACTTAAAATTTGAATTTTTGTTGAACCTGCTCTAAAGTCTGCAATATCCAAATCAATCATATCATTATCACTTGTATTTGGTATAAAGTAAGATTGTGAAGCTTCATATATAAATCTTTTGTAAGAACTACTGATTACATTTGGTTCTAATATTGATGCGGTGTAAGCTGTATCATGTGGTAATAAGAATCCATTTGATACAAAACCGCGTACATTATTGTTGATATTTTCCCTTAAAATTTCTAAATTATTTGTTCCCTTTAGTAAAAATGAAAGGTATACAGACCCACTATGATTAAAAAATGGTTTATTTTGTGCTTTATATAAATTTGATGTTAAAAGAGCACGACTAGCACCTAATCCTAAATTAGAATTTTTATAAACAACATTAAATCCATCACTTTGATTTAATTCTTCATAATTATCATCTTGTTTTAGTGGATTATTATCAGCATAGTTTTTCAGTGCAGGAGCAGAGGAGGTTGAATCCGTTTGTCCATCAAAATATAAAAATCTTTCATATGGTGTAAATGTTTTAAACTCTTCATTTATTTTATTAAATAAATCTTTTCTTTTTTGTATTAAAAAAGTTGAGTCACCAGTTAAAGAAATACCATCAGCTGATAATGAACTCGATATTTCAGAATAATATCCTTGAATTGTTTTAACTTTATTATTGAAGTTTTGTAACTTCTTTTTAGCAGAACCAAAGAAAGTATGATTTTCAAATTCATTAAAATCTGTATTTAAATTTGGATAATTATATTCACTTGATGATATTAGTGAATCCACTTCAATATCACCAATAGAAGCTGATATAGCTAATTCATCTAAACTTTGATATCCAAAGTCATTATTATCAGGATTAATCCAATTTTCTTGTGTATCTGGTATTAACCCATCTCCAAAAAATACATCAGGCACATCAGAAAAATAAAATATATCTTGTATTTGAGTTGTTAGAACTTCTCGTTCAATAGTAACCATTTCCAAATTACCAATGTTTGTTGGTAATGTATCATAAAGTTTTAATATAATGGATTGATTATCTTTACCATCTGTAACTCCGTCAAATGCATAATTCATTATTGGAATATGGTCACCATTTCCAATATTCAATACATGTTTGAATTGATATTTATAATTTGGATTTGGTTCACCATTATCTAAAAATTCAGGTTCAGAATTATTAAATTCATTTGTTAAATCTGAAATTATATTTGAATTTTTTGTAATATTTTGATTAAGTAATTTAAGTCTAACCTCTTTTCTTGAAGTAGAAACTTGTTTTATAAGGAATTGATAAAATTGTTGTTGTATTTCAACATCACCTGAATCATCTCCTGTTTCACCAGTGTCAGCTGTTGGATTTACAATACTTGGATTAACTTGGTTTAAAAAGTCAATTTGTATTCTGTAATCACCTTGAGGTAATTGAAATGAATTAAATATTTCATTTGGTTTTATGTATATATCTTGAGTGTTTTCATTTTTATATATTTTAAAATCATTATTAGAACCACCAATTGGTATGGTGTGAAACAGGTTATCTTCTTTAAAAGGTGATATGTTTATATCGAGGGTTGATGGATTTAAAGAAGAAAAGAATATAGCTTTACCATCTATACCATCATTACTATTTGGTAAATCAACAATATTGTTAATAGCTTCAGTTGGATAAATGGTTAAACGAATATAATCAGTAGTTAACCCAAAAGATGAATTAGTTTGACTTAAAACTATATCTTTATCTTGTTGATTAAATTCAAATTCAAAATCTGGCATTATAATGCTCCATTTCTATTACTTTTTTTCTTTGGAACTTTTACAAATGATTCTCTTCTCATGGGTTGACCTTTTTTCATTTTTCTAAGTTTATAATCACCGATTAATAATCCTTTATTAGAATTACCACTTGAATCATAAATTGATTTACCAACTAAATTACCAGTATTTAATTCTATTTTACAACTTTGTTTTAAATCCAAGTCCTGATTATCACTTATAAATATCTGTCCGACTGAACTTTCCATCGGAAATTTATTTGTATTACCATCCCAATAAATTCTATCTTGATTTAATAAAGAAATTGGAGATTCTAAATATTTTTCATATTCCATCATTATTGGACCTCTAATTTCAAAATCTAAATATTGTGAAGTAGGGTTAACGGGCCCATATTCCAATTCAGCATTAACACCATCATACACCCATTCGTCCACAAAAGCACTCTCTAAGGCAAGACCTGAAGCGTTTGGTGGAAAGTGAAATCTATATATTTTACCTTGTAGTAAACCAGTTGATAAAATTCCTTCTGATGGATTGCCTGAACCTAATTCATTTTCAGGTCTTACCCAATATGTATTTTCACCATACGCTCCTGCTTCAAGGTCGTAATCAGTCCACGCGTCCTCATCTTCTGTTGCCAAATTTTGATAATTCCATCCTATTCTATTCAATGTATTATTTATTGAATCACCATTTAGTTGATTTCTTTCAGTAATTTTAATAATGGGTAAAATTACACTAGTGCCTGTTACTTCAAAACCATCATCACCATCCCACTCAAATTCTACATAAGAATATATTTCACCATCATCATTTAAATTATCTGCCTCAATTAAAGTCACTTCTTCTAAATCACCACTCATATTAAAAAATGGAAGGTAAATTGTTTTACGAAAATTATCAGTCCAATTAGAAGTTAAAAATTCCATATTTGGATAACCATTTTTTTCTTCTAAATTTCCATTAAGTCTATATGAACTATAGTCTGAAATTAATTTACGAGTTCTTTCAACGTCAATCCATTCCCCATAATTACCTAATTTATTTGTCAACTCTCTATTTGAATAAATCCCATCCTCTGAAGGAAAAAAGCCAAGTTCCGCCGTGTTAAATCCACTACCACTATGAAATGGTGTCCCATAATCATTATCTCTATTTGCAGGTCTGAAAACATAAAATTCAGGTGCATGTTCATCCCATTGATTAAATTTTATTTGAAATTTAAATATATATTCAGTTCCACCTTCTTCAAATGTTTTTAGTTCTTTATGTAAATCTTTTCTTTGATATCTAAAAAGTGTATAAACTCCACCATAAACGCGTGATGCACCATATTTTATTCTTATTCCTTTTTTTATATCATCATTTGGATAATTTTTTTGTTCGTAAATATCAGGTATGTCTATGTTATCACTTGTTCTGTTTCTTCTATATGGATATTCAGTCTCAGCGGTTTCACCCATCCATTGATTAGAAGTATCATAAGGTGTTGAAACAAATCTACTAAAGTTTACATCTTCAATATGATTTGGAGAATCAACTATATAATTATAAGGTCTAAATCCATCTTCAGTTATTGTATCAACACCAAGTAATGTATTCATATTATATGAACCTGTATTAAAATATCTACATTGTTCTAAATCCATAGATTTAATGTTTTTACCAAGTTCACTATTATCTCGACTATTAACTAAAAGTTTCTCATCAATAATATCTAAATTACCTATTTTACCACTACTTAGTATTTTTTCAACACTTTTTTTATATTTAGAATTTTCACTCACACCACCAATTATGGGAGATGTGTAAGGCCATGGTATTGTTGTGTAATCACTTCCACCAACGTCATTAAAATCAGGATATTGATTTGGAGGTATGTCTAAAAAAATTCTTGATGTACAAAGTTTCCACCTACCAACTTCAAAATCTGGAGAATCCTCATCAATACCATTTCCATCAAAAACACTAATTACCATAAATTTAATATTTTTCATACCAGGAGAACTATAGATATTAGATAAAGTACCATCATCACTATCGTTTGTTAAATTTATTTTTTTTACTTTGTACAAATTTTCTTTTTGTTTTTCTAAATATTCAAATTCAGTTCTTGGAAATGAATTAACCCAATCCTCCACAGTATTAAAAACATTAAATTTGTCGTTCCAATCAATGATAAAATAATAAAATATTCTATCACCTACACCATTATAATTACCCAAATTAATACCATATATATCTTTTATATCAATATTTAATGTTACACCTAAAGGTGCTGAAGCTTTTGAAATACTATTAAAGTCTTGATGATATGTTTGTAAATCTGAATAATTATTTCCAATAATACCATTTTGAGTAAATCCAAATGTAGTGATTGGAAAAAAGTCAGGATGTCTATCAATAGACATATTTGTATAAATACCTGATTTTTGTAAATTACTAAGTTGTCTACTTGTACCTAAAGTAGTTAACCATTGATAACTCATCCAAGTGTTTTCATTAGCACCTACAGGTGCAATCACTCTATCGGTAAAATTTTTATAATTACCTACATCTGAAAAAGAATTTTGTTGACCGGCTGAGGTATTAATTGAAATCTTAAATGATGTTATTTCCCATGCAGCTGATGTTTTACCACCACCACCATCACCTTGTTTTACTGATGTTGGTCTATTGAATGTAAATTCACTAACTTTTCCAATAAAGTCATCATCAATTCTAGTGAAAAAATCTAAATTATTTAATTTAAAAATGTGATACCTTCTTTTTCTATCATCGTCAAAAAGGTTTACCCAACCTCTATAATCACCTCGTGTGTAGATAACTACATATAATGGGTTTCTTTCTGATTGATTGAATAATGATGTAATCATAGATTCTGATGTAGCATCTAATTTAAAAGGACCATCAGAATTTTCCACATCATCTCTTGTCCACTTTTGACCAACAAAATTACCAATTTGTAAATCTGTTGAAGCTGCGCCAAAGTTTTCAACAATGTTTTTACCTGTTATCTCATCAATATCACCAATGTCTTCATTCTCACCTTTAACTGACTGACCAGCTTCAAAAAATTTCCAATCATCATGGTCACCCAATTTACTTTTTACAGTACTATATCCATCTTTAGTAGGGTCACCACCATAAGCTGCTTCCGTAAACATCCATCCAACTACATTGTTGTTTTCAGTTTCACCATTAACACCTGTGTTGTTTACATATAATTCATCTATTCTAATAAATGGATTGGCCTCAAACTTTAAATTTCTTTCAATTATAGCCTCATTTAAAGAATCACCAACACAATTAGTAAATAAATCTTTTCTTTGAAATTTATCATTATTGATTGGTAAACCTGTTGAATTTTCATAAGCGTATACTGCATCATAGTTTTCAACAGCTTCGTTGTAATCATCGATATTATCACTTGGTACAAAAATTATTTTTTTAATATAACCTGTATTTATATTAACACTTGATATATCGTTATCTTCTGCATCAAGAAAATCCCATTCACTAGCTGATTCATCATAATAAACAAATGAACTTTGCATTGGAGAGTTTTCAACTTCTACCAGTAAAGCTTCAGAACCACCATATATCTGTACAAGTTTATCAATTGAATCTTCATCTGCACGAATAACCGAACCATCCATATCAGCTAAGTCTTCTTCATCCTCAGTATAAGCGTTAAAATCAGTTAGATTAAATGTAGGTGTATTTAATATTGTAGCATAAGAATATGGATGTTCAATATCTGTTTCTGTAGAAAAATTATATTGACTTGAAATTCCTATTTCTGGTTTATCAGGTATTATTGCTTTTGATTGAGCCATTAAAATGCACCATTTTGTTTCGTTGTGTTAAATAAATTTCTTCTTTTAGTTTTCATAACTTTTAAACTTTCTTCGTCAAATATAGGACTAAAGTCTTGAATAAAAAATCCATAATTGTTGTTACCACTATTATCATTTATTATATCGGTTTCTATTTTTTCATTAACTATATTTATTAATAAATTTTGATTTTGTTCTGATTCATCAGTTATACTACCTTGTTGTGGAAATGGTATTTTATTATTTGGAAAGTTTCCATCAATGAAGTTTCCATCAGAGCCATATTTTGGTAATACAGGATAATAATAATTATCTATCCAATCTTGCTCTGAATAAATATCTATTCTTTTTCTCATATTAGAAAAATTTTCAATTGGTTGTTCTAAACCATTACCACTTGGAATACTTGTATTAAACCAATCAAGAACATAATCAGGATATATATAATCTGATGATGGTGGCATGCCTATATTTAATCCTATAATCAAATCTGCTATATCAGGTCTAAACAATTCATTTTCTTCTCTATTCCAGAATGTTGCATCTACTGGATTTATTATTCCATTTCCATCAGCATCAAGTTCTTCTTTATATTGTGGGAATGGTAAAGTTGATAAATATTCAGGTGTTATGTCTATGTCTGGTTGGGGTATTCCTGCTCTTCTAAATATAGAATAATCTTCTGGAATAATTTTTTTCCAATATCTTGGATTTTCAGGATTTCCAATTTCATTAAATTCCACATCTTCAAATCCAAATAACTCCCAAATTGATTTTGGTTCATCGTAATATTTTATATTTGTCAAATCACAATCACCAATTCCTTTTCCCAATTCTTCTCTAATTGGGTTTAAACCATTATAAATTTTTGTTGAATCATCTTGTTGTGCTGTAATTTTAGTAATATATCTATTAACTAAATAGTTTGGTAATAATTCTAAATCATCATTACTTTGGTTTTCCATTTTTAATAATGCAGATTCAGTTTTTAATTTATCACCTTTAGTTTTAAATTCTATGTTTATTTTTTCTTGACCTAAAAATCCAAGTTGTCTTTTTATTTTTTTATAATAAGAACTTTGTTTTGAAATTCCACCAATGATTGGTGTAGTGTTTTTAAATGGAATGAATGAATATCCATCACTACCAAAGTATTGAAAATCTTCATCAATTCCTTCATTCACACTTATTCTTAAATTAAATCTTTTATTTTTCAATACACCAATTACATTGTTTTCTTCATCTACTTTAACTCTAAACATAGTTCCCGTAACTTCAAATACACCAGAGGATTCATATGTATGATACAATGCTGTGTTTTCATCAATTTTTTGTGGATTGGAACGAAATTCAACTGCAGTGCCATCACCCCAGTCCACATCATAAATATAAAATCTTCCAAGTTTAAAATCTTGATAAATTGGTGTTCTTTCAACATCAAATATTTCATCAGATGGATATTGAGGATAAAAATAAAATTGAGCCTCCAATGGTGCTTGTGAATCTTTATATTCATCTGGTTGTAAATCTTTATCATAATACTTTGTTAAATCTGCAATTCCATAATTACCAACGGATATTTTTTTTCTAACATCAACTTCTGGTATGAAATCATAGGATTCATAACATTCAATATCATCAATCAATACTCTACCTTGAAAGTTATTACCTGTTTGTAAAAACAAATGTAAATTACCAACACCACTAGTTGGAAACTCACTTTCATTACTAATGTATTGGTCCATTCCAGTGATACCTTTTTCGTCATCCTCAGCACCATCATCGAATTGAGCATATAATCTAGCAAGAATAAAACAATTTTCATTTGGTTTAAATTGATGTGATGGTTTATAACCATTATCTGGAGTATTATTTTTATCATAACTCCATCGTTCACCATCCCAATAAGCCACAACCATTTGTACGTTTATACCTTGAACACCAGTCTTCAACTGATTTTCATTACTTTCTTCACTGGGATGGTTAACTCCCACATACATTAAATAAGCTTCAAGGAATCTACCATTATCAAGAGGGCCTGTTTTTTGTTCACCACCACCATCTGATGTATCACCTAAATCACTATTGATTGTCATATAATCAGCTGCGTAAGTAACCGTTCCATTATCATCTATATCAGGTTCACCATCGTGGTTGAATTGAATGTTTTGACCATTTGGAGCTGTTATGTGAATAACCGATGGTATGTCTAAATTACCATCATCATCTGTATTATCAACATTAGGTGGTTTTAAATATATTTCGCCACTATTACTATCGAATGGACCACCATCGTCCCCAAATTGGTGATTTAACATTATTTCCACAGGTCCACCATTTAAATCATCATTAAATGTTCCACCATAAGGTACACCATATATCAAACCTGTATTCAAATGTTCATCCGTAAGACTAAATGTAAATTCAAATGTTTCCCATTCATTCATAATGGAATTTTGAAATCTTGACATACCTCCTAATTTTGAATAATTTCTCTGTTCAAACTCTACAGTTTCTGAACCATGATTAGCATTTGTATATCTGGATGAATTAAAGGCACCAGGTGATTTAAAAAGTTCATCATGGTCATTCCAATCATTATTATCTAAACCATGTGTTCTTCGTATAGAATTTACACCAGACTTAGGTAATTCATGGAATTGTGATTTTAAAATACCAACTTCAACTTTAGGTGCATAGTATCCATTATTTGCAGTTAGCGGATTACTTCTAAACTCATACTGCATCATTTCAGATACGATAGTATTACCTGTAGGTAACACATTAGTTGTTTTCATTTTAAATTTTATTTTTAATGAACTATATGGATTAATTGGTTCATCGTTAAATTTATTATAAATTTGTTGTACTTGATTTAACACTCGTTCTTGATGATAATGATTAACATTATCTGTATCATAAGTCAAACCATCATCTGGCTTACCATTCTGTTGTAAATCGTTTTTCATAAACCAATTGAAAATATACTTATTACCATCTGTGTAAGTATAATCAAGAACTTGAGACTTCCCAAAGATAGAATAATTCACAAAACATAAACATCTATTATCAGAGTAAGCTTCAGGAGTTTGTATCCACATAGCAATATGTGGTATGGGTTTTTGTACAGTATTTGAATTTTTTGCAAGTCCAGGATTACCATAAAAACTTGTTTCTGCTCTTACATCAGCTAAATTATCTATAGAAGCAGTGATACGAGCTTGTCCATAGTCAAAAGATGTATGGTATCTACCCAAACTAGAACCAAAGTATTCAGCTACTTCTTCTTCAGTTGCAACTCCGTCTTCAAACGCCCTTTCAATTCTACCCCAATAATTAAATCCACCATTACCATTATCTAATTCCAATGATAATGGAACATAATTATATCTACCACCATATCCTGCAATTTTTTGAGAATCAAAAAAATTATAATTTACTTCAGGTCCATTTTCAATAGAGTCATAATCTAAAGATGTATCCTCATATAATGATAAAAACATCCAATCACCTTCGGGTTTAACAACTATTGGAAAGTCATCTATTACAACAAAATCTTTTTCAACAAATCTACAATTTCCGTTTCTGACTAAATTTCGTTTAGAAATAGGAGTAAGAGGTCTTGGTAAAATATCAGGAAAACTATCACTCGCATTATTTTCATCATCAAATGTAAACATTCCTAATTCAATTCTACCATCTTGATTAGAATCTTCTAAACTTTGTTTTGTGTTTCCATTTAATTTAAAATTATTTGTATTTACATCCATTCCACTATATGGGTCGAATGAATAGAGTAGTGTTTGTCCAATTGTAACACCATCCACGCCGAATCCTGTTGAAATTGATTCTGAAACAAAACTCATTTTAGTCTACCTTAAAACCACGAGCTCGTAGTAAGTCTGTTCTTGAAATGATTTCTACTTTACATTTATTTCCATAACCTGAATTATTTGTAAATGGTGTGTTTGAGTCTATTCCAGGTGGCACTATATGATTTAACCAATATTCAGGTGTTTCTTCTGTAGTAGCATTACCTTGATTCGTTGTCATACCATTATCATGAGATTCATCTTCTTTAATCGATGGATTAAATGATGCACATATAAAATACCATTCATCAAAATCTTGAGGTATGAATGTTGCACCAAAAAGTCGAGATGTATATTCGGATAAAACATTTAAATCAGGTTTCATTGGGATTGTAATATTTAACTTTTGACCAAGTGCAGAAAAACCAACACATGAATCTCTTAAATTACCAATATTTCCATTAACGTCTTGATAGTCATTATCTCTTACGACTAATCTTACAAATCTAGCTGAATTAGATGAATCATAAACATTAGTATTATAATTAGCTAAAGAATTTTGTATATCACCCCAAGTTGGATAATTAGTATAACTAGTTTCACCATCTTTAGGTAAAACAAAAGTTTCTAATGAAAAACCAAAAGTAGTATCTGATACTTGATTTGAATTTGATGTTTTTCCAAGTGTTGGATTTCCAAAATTAAACAATGTACCTTCTGATACTTTATCTAAAAACCTAACCCACATTGTTATGGTAAAACCTGTTTCTAAATAAGTTGGATTACTTGGGTCTAATCCTTGAACAAAATCTTGATTCGTATTACGAATAATAATACCTTGATTTGGATTTCTAAATTGTAAATATCCACTTGATTGATTTTGATAAGTTGGTATATCTTCTAATTCAATTGGGTCTTCTAATATATCAGTTAAATAAGGAAGTATTGTATTGTAAATATCTTCAATAGTTCTTGATGAATTTGTGTCATTAGCTGTTGACTTTAATCTATGAATAAATGCGTCTTCTTCATCAATGTTTCCATCTTGATTATCTTGTGCATATGAAATACTATTATTTTGTTGATATTCTAAATCACCAAGCCATCTTCCATCAGGACCTCTATCAACTCCAAGTTCATTATCTAAATCAAATTCAGGTAATTGTGATGGGAGTAATGCATTTAACTCTTGAAAGAATCTAATAATTCTAGCTTGTCTTGTATCACCTGTTGGAAGTAATTCAAATATATTTGTATCAAGAAATTCTTCAGCTCTATCAATATCAACAATTGATGATGATTGTTGTAGTGGTATGAATTGACTTACGTTTAAAGGATTACCATCACCAATAACTAAATCTGTAATATCTTGTCCAGCACCAGGTAACCCACCACCAATCATAAAAACACTTACAGTATTATCAGTACCCAAAGAAGATGATATAGTTAATAAATTGAAATCAACTATGTTTGCTAAGTTTTGTAAGGTAGGTAGTGTTTCTTCTTCATCTGTTTCAGGATTTATTGTTATTAAACTATTTAAATCTTCTTGATTAGCCTTTACATCTTTTTGAAAAAGTGCTAAAACACCTTCACCCTCAGCACCTTGTTGAAGTGTTCCATTTCTAATGTATTTTTGACTATCTTCAACAATGGAACTATTAACTAAATTACTTTGTATTAAATGTTCAGCTATTAAATCTAATAATTGTTCTAAATTTTCATTGTGATTTGGCATAACTATTTCCTTTTAACTATAAATTCAAAATCATCATCAAACACTTGTTCTTGCCCATCATCATATTTTAATTTCAATAAAATTTTGTAAACTCTATCAGGATAAAATCCATCCAAGTACTGAATAAAATAATTAGATTTTTCATCACAACTAAGTTTCGTATAACTTGTTCCTGTTGAATCTTCAAATGGAACAATGAACTCATCAGTAGCCACATCTTTAATTGCATATGAACCACTGGTATTTGTTATAAAAGAACCTGTAACAGTTTGAACTGAAGTGTTGAAAGTTTTTTGAATGTATCTTTTTCTAGCACCTACTCTGAACTTAACTCTTTCACCAACTTTATATTCTTCTCTTAAACCTTTCATATATAAAAAGTTATCAGCTAATCCACTCATTGTTAATTCATTCAATGAACCAGTAGAAAATGATGAATCATCCCAACGAACTTCCAATCTTGGTGAAAAAATTGTATGTGTGTTTCTTGAGAAAAATTTTAAATGGCCAAATGTTGTTGAGTCTGTTTCTTGACTACCACTAAAATTAATTAACATTCCATAATTTTCTACTTGACCATTGTACCACATACGAAACATATTTGTTACATCAACATCAACATCAGGTGATTGATTTGAAAATGATTGTTCTGATTGACTAATATTTAATACATCAACTCCAGCATTACTCCAAGTTAAAGCATTACCACCAATTGGATTACTACGATTTTCCCAACTACAACCATTAGTGTTTTTTGGATTGTCTTCAAACTTACCTGTGCCTTCAGTCCAAGATTGTGATATTGGTTGAATGGCTAAAGTATACTCTTCAGTCATTTCTGCATTACCCTCAGCTTCAAATAATCTTAAATAAACTTTAGTACCACTCGCAGCATTGGGAGTTCTAAGTGGAGATATAGTTCCATCAGCAAGTGACTTAGATAATTCAGTAAATTCATCTCCACTAAATTGAACCAACGCTCTTGTAGGATGGTCGAATGATGAATTAAAAAATTCTTTTTTGACTTCAAGTATTTGGTCTCTTCCAAAGTTTTGGTCTCTAAAAGATTCACCTGTTATAGTTGATGAACCACTTGAAATCCAAGTGTCTTGATTTGGAAAAATAAAATGATGCATTATCTAACTCTCCCTTCTATGTTTGTATTTGGATTTTTTAATTCAAAAACTGTTGGTGTTGCTAAGTTTGGTGGTAATATAATTGTTCCATCATCCGAAAGCGCTGTTTTGAAATCATATTTATAACCATAACCATCTGTACCACCATCAGCTACTACAAAACTTCCATCTAATCCAGGTATACCATCTATGTCAACTGCAAGTACACTATTATCAAATGAATAAGTATATGTTGGTGAAGTTAATGATTCACCATCTTCATAAAAATAATCTAAATCTTGAGTTATGGTGACATGTCCAATTGAACGTACACCTTCAACTCCCATTAATTCATATTCTAATTGACTTTTAAAAATCGGTTGATTGAATTGCATTTTTTCAATTCTAAAATAATCTTTTATTTTTTGAATACAATCTAATTTTACTTTTTGTTTATCTGCATATTTTTCAGCTATGACATCAAACATCACACCAAAGTTTACAATGTATCCATCATTCAATGTTATTACATCCGTCATTAATTTAAAGTTTTCTAAATATTTTTTTATATTAGTCATTAATGTCATTGGTAAATTATCACTACTGAAGTGGGGATTACCAACCAATTGTTTTCTATTATTATATCCGAGAACATAAATATTTATAGTCGGAGGGCCCTCACCAGTTTGTTCATATATATCTTGAAGTTGATTTGTATAATCTTCAAAGGTATTTAATGTTGGGTTTACATAAGCTTGAACAAAAGTGTTCATGTTACTTACATCTCCAGATTCTGCATAATTAATAAATTGTGAAATAATATATGGAAGGTAAATATCATTCGTTGATTTAAAAAACTCTATAGTAGCTTGTGATGTTTGAGAGAAAGGATTTGTAATTCGTGTAACATAAGCTTTTGCAATATTACCAAACTTCGATGGTATGTTTAATACTCTCGCTTCATAATCTTCTTTTGTAACACATCTGTTTTGTGTAGTAAAAAATGCTTTAGCCTTTTCTTTTATTTCAATCGTATCCTCTTCATCCTTACCACCACGAGCTGGTTTTTCATTCGTTACACTTGTTAAAGTTGCAGAAGTATTTCCACTCTGAGCAGTTGTATTAGTCGGTACAGTGAATAAATCACCACTTGGAACATTTGAATTAATTCCACCACCAACACGATAAGTGATTGTTAAAGTTGTATTGTTTGGTGTTTCACCTAATGTTGAATACTCATCACCAAGTTCAGGACTAATAGACTCATTTAAATCATTTATTTGTCCAGGTATTATGATTCCAACTTGTTCCATATCAATATATCCTTCATCAACAACTTGCCCATCTTTCAACACCCCATTACCAAAAATAAGTGAGGTTGTATTGTCTTGATTTGTTTCACGAGTAAATCTTTTTGGTGTTGTGATGTAAGTTAGTGAATAAGGAACTGCCTCAGTAGTTAACAAACCAGTACTATCAATATAAGCAGAATCTCTATTTACATCATCAGTATAATGAGTTTCAATCGGAACTTTATCTTGTGCTAAAAAATCTACCTCATACCAATTATTTCCGTTTGAATCTATACAAGAAATTATATCAATTACATTTGTATCAGGTATGGTTAGTGTTTTAAATTTTTCTGGTATCCCAACTTGAAATGTAATTGTTTTTTCTGTAGCACTTACCGCCTTTACAGTTCTTGATAATGTATAAGTAGAAGCTAAACCACTATCTTCTGTTGTTCCAATTGTATCCCCATCAGATGAACCTGAAATTCTAAAATCAATTGGTTCTAATGTGGTGAAAACTATGTCCGAATTTGTGTCAGAGGTTATTGTAATACCAGCATCAAACGTACCAGCATCTGAATAATCGACTTTTGATGCATCACCACTTGAAGCATTAACCTCTGATGTAAAGGTTAAATCAACATAAGCTGGAACAATTGGTTTAACTTTGTAACCAAACATCTTAGCCATAGTGACTATGTTTCTTCTTTCTTCAGCTAATGGTAATAACATTTCTTTATATTGTTGGTCAATATAAAACGATAACACATCTCCAACATATGCATTCATTTCTAATAACATCATACCAGGTGATGTTTCATTAAAATCACGATATGTATCTGGAAAATAAGATTTAGCATAATTCATCAAAGATGTTTTTAATGCTGTGAAATCTTTATTTAAATAATTTACATTTGATTCTTTAAAATTTTCTTTACCATATGTTGGCATTTGTTATCTCCAATTAATATCCACCACCACTTATCGATGATTCTGATTCCATTGTATCACTTGAAAAATCTATTGTTATAGAATCCAAAGTGTTTGGGTCTTGTTTAATGTTAAATAATATTTTTACTCTAATTTCATTTGCTCCAATGTCAGTTGTATTGTCTTTACTGAAAACCTCTATATCTCTTACTTCAACAAAGGGTAACCAAAATTCTAACTTATCCAAAATAATGTTTTGCACACCGATTAAGTTTTCATTTGTAATATGTTCAAATAATAAAGTTTTTAATCCTATGCCTAAATTTGGTTGAAAAAATCTTTCACCTTCTTCTGTTTGTAATAAATTTCTTATATTGTTTTTTACAGCTTCAATAGTTGTAGATGTTGTGGCAAAAAATCCATCTAAATTATCACCTCTACGAATAGGTAAATCAATACCAATTTTTACTTTAGTATCATTGTCTTGAATAAAAGGTTTTCTTGATGTATCTCTTATAGCCATTAAATTAAGTCCTCAATATCTTCTTTTAAAGCCTTTACAGTTGTATGTTCTTTTTGTCCAGATTCGTCTTCAACATTAAATTCATCTAGTGAATCTGGGTCTTCACCTATATACACATAACCAACAGCATCTAAACCACCTTGTTCACTAGATGAATCATCTTTACCTATATCTAATCCAGGTACTGTCGCTCCACCTTCTAATAATGGTTCTACAGCTTTTTCAATCTCACCCTCCAATGAATCAATAACTGGACCAAGTCCAAGTGGGTCAGCTATTTTTTTTAAAGTTTTTAAAATAGGTCCATATTCACCTAACATTGTTTCTAAGTTAATGTTAACAGGTTGGTCAGATGTTTTTAATCTTTCAACCACCACTGGAGCCTTTAATTGTGTTATGGTAAAAGGAATATTACTTATAAATTCAACTATAACCTGTGCAGTATATTCAGCATCTCTTTCAATATAAGAACCAGGTCTTGTATCAGGTTCTGGTGCTTCAGGTGTAGATTCCTTTAAAGCTTTTACTTTAGCATCAATTAAATCTTGTTTTAATCCCATTGTTATCTTCCAAGTTTGTTTTTAGATTTCTCTATTGACTTTTCCAATACTTCACTATAATTTTTATTTAAAAATTGACTCATTGGGTCACTTGATGGAACTGGTTGTGTTCCATTCATCATATCACCATATTGTCTACCAACTAATTCATTCATTCTATTAGAAGTAAACTCACCACCACCCAATGTTTTCCAATCACCATCTTGAGCTGTTTCATTCAATACATCATTCAATACTGAATTGGATGTAAATGATTTTTTCTCAATTATTTTCTTTGGTTGTGGTTGAGATTCAATTGGTTGCTTCAATTCAGTTAT